AGCTTTGTCAGTGACACTAAAGGTAGTTAATAAGATTAAAGTAATTTATTCGACCCGTGGAAAACACGAGGCTATAAAGTACTCCAAATTATTAAGGTCATCTTTTATTAAATACATATTTAATAATTATGACAACCCTAGTGATCTTCCCAAGATTCTACGACCTTGGAAGAAATTGATAAAAGATAGTTACTGGGAATACCCTTTAATTAGGCTATTTCTCAGCGGACTATATTTAACAAGATCTATAAGGTTGAAGGCTAAGCCGTCATTTGAGACTATCAAAAATCCAACTGCACTTAAAAGTGTCGGGGACTTTGATAATCTAGTAAATGACATGCATAGCTTTCTCGTAGATTTAGGAATCAATCCTAGAACTATGGGTAAAGTTCCTAAGTCTTTAAGATTTAGGAAATTTCATATGTCTGCTAAGAAAGGACCTAATGGTCCAGCCTTATGGACATCGCCTTACGACAGATTTGCTCTTCCTGAGAAATTACAGGAATCGCTATCTATTGTAGGTGGACCCAAGTTCAGAGAAATCTTGCATAACACTCTTCAGTCTAGTGAAGCTATCTACCATCTTTATCAGCGTTTCCACCCAACTAAGGGGGGTACCGCGATAAGACGGTTGGTAGCTATACCAGATAAAGAGGGTAAGACAAGAGAGATAGCGATAGGAGATTATTGGAGTCAAACAGTCTTACGACCGCTTAACTCTAAAATCTTCAAATTACTATCTTCCATTTCTCAAGATTGCACTCATGAACAGGACAAACATTTATGTTTCCTTAAGAAAACTTCTGAGGAGCATAAGTATCATTCAATAGACCTTACGGCCTTTAGTGATAGATTTCCTATTACTATTCAAAAGGTAATGTTAAGGATATTGTATGGTCCTGAATATTCTGAAGCGTGGTCCGATATTATGGTTGGTTATCCATTTGATTTTCATGGAGACCAAATATATTATGGGACTGGCAACCCAATGGGGATGTACTCCTCATGGGCTGTCGCTTCTCTGGCTCATCACTTCCTAATATGGAAAGCCTGTAAAAGGGCTAACCGTAATTGGAGGAGATGTCCATATATGCTCTTAGGCGACGATCTCGTCATTGCTGACGACAACGTTGCAAGAGAGTATAAGAATATCTTACAAGAGTGGTTAATACCGTACTCACCAGAAAAGACACATGTCTCTTCTAGAGGTTATGAATTTGCTAAGCAAATCATAATAGATGATATTAACGTATCACCCTTCCCTTTAGCAGCTCTGTTCGAAAGACGAAACTCACCGATTGAATCAGTGGGAATCATCTGTCGAGAGCTGTGGAAGAAAGATTGGTATCCAGATCTTGAAAATGTCATTCAGAAGTACTATTTACATGTGTTAGGTTGGAAATATCCTAAAATTAGGAAATTCTTTCCTGACATCATGTTAACAGTCAGATTATTGGAGTATCTCAGCGGTTTGTCTAACCTAGGACCTTCCTTACGGAAGTTCGTAGAAGACTTTACCAAAATGAAGATTCCATTATCTGAAGAGCGGTTCAACGAATTTGGTCGTTTTACTGCCTTTCAGGTCGTGAAAACTTTATTTGAGGACTCATTATCTGAAATTGATTATACTGAGGGTTCTGCACCAATTGGCAGAGTACCACAGATGTTTATCAATGAACTTCTGACGCGATTCCCAGATTCGTTCAACAAAATGATTGAATCTCAACCTATAATTGAGGTTAGTCTTGATTCTACTCAAGCTTTCCTTAATGTACAGAAAGAGATAGATAATTTCGGGATACATGTATCCGGAAAGAATCTACGATTCTATATTGGGAAACTAGATACTCCTATTAAAGATAGAGATATCTATACTAGGAACCGTGATGTCGTCCTTGTTCAAGCACTTAAGAGTGCTAGAATAATAAGGAAGACTATTAAAGACCACTTAGTGGACTTTATTCGCGGTGATCTAGATTTATCACATCCATTTCTGGAATGACAAAGTTGGAACAGCATAAGTGCT